TCTTCCGATCTTATTATCATTTATGGCTATAATTTCATTTCTATCATTCCCGTTTGGATAATATCTTAATCTAATAATTCTACCTTCTGTACCATCATCATTTTGATAAATAATCTCATAATCACTTGATATTACGGTATTAACTGCTCTGCCTTTTAGCTCTCCGCTAGTTATGTATAATTTATTATTCATTACTTCAGGCTCAATACCTTCAAGCATACCTTTGTATGGCTTGAATATTCTTAAAGCAGTAACAAAATTATTTAGAGCGTTCCATATGGAACCTTTCCCTTCTCTCCACATAAAACATTCTTCGATAGGTATTGAAAAATATTGAATATCTGAAGAAGCTTCAGTAGTAGGTCTTTGATAATTAAAAATCTTATAAGTATCATGAGTAGCATTATGATGAATAAGAATTTCAGCTCCTGTAGGAATGTCTTTAGCATCAACAACCTCAGCATTAACAGGTTTAACATAACGCATATTAAAATTATCATATACTCTTTCTAGTTTAATTTTTGTACCATCTTTAAACGTATGGCTATTCTTACTTTCTAGGTCAACTTTAATGATTACTCTATTACTTGGAGCTTTCAATTTCATAATTTAATTAATTTAATTCAAAGTTAAACATTTTATAAACTTGGCAAAATTTATTATATTTGCTAAGCCAATTATATATTATATAACAATTAAAACAAAAACAAAATGGCAAACATTTTCGCAGTAACGGTTTTACAAAGAAACCAATACGCAACAGCAACATCGGGTGGTGTAGTATGCGCTATCCCATCTCAAGGTATTGTAGTTGTTCCTTACACAGGTACAAACCCTGTTAATGGAGCTACTGCTAACTCTGTAATAACTCTTCCTCCAACTGGTTTAAACCAAAGAAGCGTACAATTAATTGTAACTTCTACAGTTAACCAAGTTCTTACAGCAGCAAATGCTTAGTAAATTAGCCCCTAGTTTTTAGGGGCTTTTTTATTTTCTTTATAAACCGATTTAAGGTTTTTATAAATTCTTTCAACATCATCAATAGTTTTACCGGCACCTGCTGCCAATACTACAGATAACCTTCTTAGTTTTTTTGCGGCTTTGTTATTCATAAATTAAATTTATTTTCCCTGACCTCTGTATTGTTTGGGTTTTGGAGAGTGTTTGTTATAGGATTTTTTTGCACTACCTGTTTTTCTACTTCCAAATGTTACTTTTCTAGAATCTGATTTTGCCTTAGCCATTTTTTTTGTTATTTAAGATTAATTGGTACGAATATAAGCCATTTTCTAAATATTTTTTATTCAAAATATGACTTCCGAACCTTTCTTTCCTAAAATCTCTCAAACCGGCAGATACTGAAGCTTCTGGTATATTGGTAATATAGGATATTTCACCCAATGTTCTATATAAACTATCCCTCATTAAATCTTTTAATTTAAAGTGGTTTTTAGCTAACCTTTTACCATCTTGCTCATGTATATAATCAGATCCATCAAATACTAATTCTTGTTGCATAATTAAGCGTATTTATAATTTGTTTTATTTTTATCATCATTATTAAGAAAGTATATCAAAGTTTGATATCTCATATTTAATAATTTTGCCAATTCTTTAGCCGAATCATAAAAAACGCCTGTTTGTGTGTCAATAACAATTTTTGATGCAACTTTTCTACAATGATCTCTTAAACCAATTTTCCAAGAATGTTTCATATTATCAGTACAGGTAATCCACTCTAGATTTTCTAATGAATTATTTACCTTATTGCCATCAATGTGATTTATTTGAGGTTTATTATAAGTATTTGGCAAATATGTTTCAGCAATTAATCTATGTAATTTTCGCGTAATTCCTTTCCCATTTTTATAAATTTTTACCTGCAAATATCCTCTTGTGTCTGGTGATGGTTTAATTTTTCTACTAGTTATTTTATTATAAATTCTCCCATCCTTAGAAACAATGTAATTTTCATAATTTTTTATTTCTTTCATATTATTTATTTTTTATCCAATTATCTGGTATTTGTACGGCACCTCCATCCATTTTATTTGGGTACACTCTAATTTCGTCATCGTAAAAGTTCCTGACCATGCCATTGTCGTATAATACAACTTTCCAAACAGTGTTGGTTTGGCTTCCGTAATCAATCCAAGCAATTGCTTTTCCATATCCTAAAGGGGTTTCTACATCAATAATATTTGTTAATTCGTGTATATACATTAGAATGGAGTTTCTTCTTTTGAATTTGATAATAACTGAATTGAGGTTACTCTTGAATGTAATTGAGCAACAGTTTCCTTAGTTTTATCGTTTAAATAAGTTTTAGCTTCTGGCTTTCCTTCCATGTAAATCAAAGTACCCTTTTTGAGATAGTTTGATACATTTAATTTGTCAGTCCAATAAGCACAACTTACCCATGTAGTTTTATCTACATCTTCGCCTTGTTGGTTTTTAAACTTTTCGCTGTAAGCCATTGAAAAATTAATCACTGTTTTACCATTCACTGTGTTTACTACTGCATCTTGTCCTAATCTTCCGATTACTGAAATTCTCATCATCGTTTTTTGTTTTATTGTTATTAAAATATTACTTCTTCTCCGTTTTCATCTTTATATGGAAGCCATGATTGATTTGCTTCCTGTCTTTTCCAAAAATCCATTTTTTTGGTATTTAATAATTCTTGTAAAATATCTCTACCATCCACAAAAAATCTTCTTCTATCCCATACATAATCAAGCATCATAAACCCTTTCCTGCCAACACTCTTTTTCTTAATTTTCTTTGAATGAAACTCTGCTAAAGGATTACTTGGATCTGTCTGTGCAAATGGTCTATGATAAACTAATATATTATCCATTTTATTTGACCACATAGCACCATCATTTACATCAAATACATCAGGACATTTATAATTACCAGATCTATCTCTTTCCATTAATTTAGGATGAGCAATAATCCAAAAATATACATCATTCTTTCTAGCAAATCTTGAAAAGTCTGCTAATAGTGTTTCAAGGTATTTATCTGTTCTGCCGCCATAACCCTTGTAATCATTTGTCATTTGGTTAAAAGGATCTATACAACAAAAATCAACTTTTTCTTGAACTATTAATTCTAAAAATTTTTCTTTGATATATTGTGGTGTTGGCGATAACATTTCAGCACTAATATAAAAAATATGCTTAGATACAAAATCATATGCAGCTTCATAAATATCATCAGCAGGTCTATTAGGATTATATGGCGTACACTCACAACCTAAAAGCATTTCAACATAATCATGGAAATATTCTTCAGCTGGTACATCTTCTGGTGAAAATGTAGCAACCTTTTCTCCAAACATTACCATTCTCATTAATAATTGTGCTTTTTGCCAAGCTGTTTTACCATAGTTACCAATACCTGTAAGTAATGTAATTTCACCTCTTTTTGGTTTAAAAAGATAATCTAATTGCTGTATTCCAAATCCTAAAACTTTATCAAATCCATTCTGATTAATATATAATGCTCTATCTTTTACATCAATTCCATATACCACATCTTCAACTCTGTAACTTTCTCCAACTTCTTCTGTAAATTCTTTTTTAACATCAATTTCGTAATTTGTAGTTTTGCTTACAAGTTTCTCTTTTTGTATTGACGCAGTGCCAAAATTATTTTTATTGGCCCTATATCCACTCTTAACAGCACTCCTCATTTCAGACATTGTAAAATCATTGCTAACTGTATATTCTGTAGATATTAAACTTAATGCAGAATCTTCACCAATACCAAATCTACAACAAGCTGAAGCAAGCTTAAAAATGTAAGTATTTCGTTCACCAGTTACAAAAGCATCATTTTTATTTGTCAACCATTTCAAAATTCTACGAAAGTTTTCAGAATCATCTAAATTTTCAGTTTCAGAAACTTTTATCTTTTCAATTTTTTTAGCTTTTGTAAATATTTCAGCATCTTGATTTACATAAATATCAGGATCAAAACTCTCATAACAAACCCTACTTACATTAATTCCACTTTTATCAATTTCTGGGAAAATGTCTTGTAGTGATTGAAAATGCTCCCTGTGTTTTTTAACATCTGCAATTTTAACTAAAGCTTTTAAACCACTTCCAGATGGGCTAACCCAACAAGCATAAACAAACTTATTTGAAATAATTTCTGTTTGCTTATCCCTTAAATCAGAAATATCATCAAAATCAAGAACAATAAACCCACTATGTTCAATAAGTTGTTCATCTTTCCTATCTTGGCCAAATTTACCACTAAAGCAAATTGATGGTAAGTTAAGTTTAAGCTTATTTGCTTTTTCCTTGTCCAAAGCCAATCTAATATCCAAAACCAATTGTTTACTTGCCCCTAATTTAATCCTTTCAATAGCCTTTTCTACAGTTATAAAATGAGGCTCTTTGCTAAAAATATTTTTAAAAATTGTTATCATTATTCAGAAATTGGTTTATAAGCCTTTCTAGCGGCCTCTAATTGTTGTTGATAAGGGTTATTACTATTTTGCTGAGAAAGTGTCTTATTTGGCTTATTTATAGCCTCTAGCACCCATCTGCGTATTGTTAGGTAATCCGATTTTGTAGTATAAGACTTTTCAATCTTATATGATGATAAAAATTCATAAGCTTTATCAATCGTGTCTTTACCAAATTCAGAAACAAGCTTTTGGTTTTCATTTTCGGTTAAAGAAATATTATCCTTAAACTTTAGTTTAATTTCTTTTACTTTACTTTCTTTTACTTTACTTTGCGGCATTTCTGTAGCAGAAACTCCGTCAGTTACCGTATTAACAGAAGCAAATTTACCGTTTACGCGGAGTTGTTTCTTACTTTTATCTTTATTTGTTCCTCTTTTTTCATATACTGGTTTTAATCTTTCATCAAGTGATTCTGAGTTAATAAAGTCGTTATTATTAAATAACATATCCAGTTTGATGCAGTAATCCACCACATCCCGTATTTCTGTAGCAGAAACTCCAAAATCACCAGCCATTAGTTCAAATTCTACATCTGAATATTCAAATACATTACCATCAATACCGGTTAAATATTCTAAAGTCATTGACCAAATAGCATAACCTATAGGCCCAAACTTTGTACGAATGGCTTTAACCTTTCTGTGGTTTCTCATATCCCTATCATGAGGGAAGTAATCGCAATAATTCTTTTTAGGGCGAGCCATTGTGTGTTATAATTAATCGTTAATTAAATCGGTTTTCAAAGCTTCGTTAATACGAGCTATTTCTGCATCTGTAAATAATAATTTACCCTGCATCTTACGAGATAATTCCGATTCTGGTATCTTTGCGTTTAACGATAACCACCTTTGTGTACGGCCATCTAAAGCTTCCTTAATTTTCTCATGAAGCCTCAATTCTGTGTTATTTTCCATAAATTTGTTTTGATTATTGGATAACAAAAATAGTCTTATTTTTTATATTCCCAAATATTTTTAACTTTTTTTTAAAATAATTTTGTAATTTAATTAAATTAATTATCTTTGTTAAAATAACCTATGAAAACAGAATACCAAGTTAAAAAAGAAAATTTTATTAAAGAGCAAAATGATAAACTTAGAGAATTAGCAAATAATGTTGATACTGAAATTGCTCATGCTGAAGCAGATTTGATTTTATGTAATATACTTATTGAGTATGGACACGAAGAAACAGTTGATTTATGGAAAAATATTGATAAATGGTACGCTTAACCAAAACAAATAACCTATGAATATAATAATTATAATATTAGTTTGGGAATTAATAAAAGAAATTATTAATAGAATTATAAAAAGCCAATTATAATGGAGAATAGAGAATTAATATACGATATGGCTAAAAGATTAGATATGGTTATAGAAGTTTGGAAAGAAGGTAAGTATATTGGTAAGTTTAGATTTATAAATGGAAAATTACATAAATTAAAAGAATAATGGAAGGGTATCAATCTAAAGCAATTAAATTGTATTTAAATTTTTTTTTAAAAGATAGAGTAACTGATTTTAAAAATAGAATTATTAAATCAAAAAAAAGTGCAATATTATATGTTCAAAAAGAAATTGAATTAAAAAGTAATAATGATGAAGATTTATTTTATTGGTATAATGTAAAAAATGCACTTGAAAAAATATGAGAAACTCAACAATAATAGTTAAGAAAAAGCGTTGTATAAATTGTGGTAACATTGATTATCATTTTTCAAAGAAGATGTGTAAACAATGCGCCACAATATCCTCTACGCAAAAGAGAATGGGTGAATTTGAAGATGATTCAGAAAGTTTTAACAACTTAGTTCAAGACTTAGATCATGTATTTAGCCAGTATATTAGAAATAAACATGCTGATAAGAATGGGGTAGTTGAATGTTTTACTTGTAATAATAAACATACAATAACAGAAATACAATGCGGCCATTTTATGGGAAGATCTAATTTAGGAACTAGATGGATGGAGCAAAATTGCAGACCACAATGTATGGAATGTAATTATTTTAAAACAGGTAACATAGAAGAATTTGAAAACAAATTACACGAAGAAAATGGAGCATTAGTTGAATACCTTAGAGAAACAGCTAGGCAAACAGTTCGGCCAACTAGAGATGAGCTTAAAGCTTTGATTATTGAATATAGATCAAAGCTGAACTTAGTAAAAAAGAAATTTTTACAGAAGTAATCATTTTGTTTTGGTGGTTTTTATAGTAAATATCCCTCCTGTATTTCTATACTTGGGAGGTTTTTTATCAATCAATAAATAAGTCAAAATATGGGTTTTTTGATTGATAAATTAAAACATGTGTCAAAATATGGGTTTTTTGATTGACAACTTGTAATAAAGTAAAGGTAAAACTTGACTTGTCCACTTTTTTATGCTGTTTACGGAAACGTGAACTATTGAATAAGGTGAATAAAAAGCCCCTCGTAGAAACGAAGGGCGAGATTAAACCGTTAACACTTGCTATATGCAGCACAAATATACAAAATTTAATTAAATTTATTTTTTTAATTAAATTAATTAAATTAATTTTACAAAAAATATAAAAAATGGCAAGAAATATCAGTCCAGATTCAGTTTCAAGTAAGGTTGCTGAATTAACATTAGGAGAAAACATTAGATTAGATAACCCATATACATCAGTTATGGTTATGGTATCAAATTTAAAAAAGAAAGAGGCGCACAAAGATAAATTGTTTAAAATTAAACACTCAAATGGTATCACGATTGTATCAAGAATGAAATAAACCAATATATGCATATTAAAACCGTTAACTACACTAAAACATTTAATTTAGGCAATTATTCTTCTGAAAAAATTGGCGTTGAATTTTCCCTTAATGAAGGCGAATCGGCTAATAAAGCCCTTGACCATGCAAGAGAACTGGTAGAAGAGTATCATAACAAAAATGTATCTAGGCAAAAAGAACTTGCTGAGTATTTGGGTGTTAATTATGAAAATTTACTTATTGAAGAAATAATTCCTACTCAATCAAAAAAGACTTTAGTTGAAAAGACTAAAGAATTTATTGACTTATGTAAAACAAAAGAAGAATTAAAAGCTTGGGAATTAATGAGTAGAAGCAATCCGGAGTTACTAGAACATTATAATAATAAACTTAAAACTTTTTAACTATGCAATGGAATGAAACACATATCAGGGCAAGTTCTGTGGGTTATTTAATGACTGAACCTATAACAAAGGCTGATAAAGAAGCCGGATTGTTATCTAAAACAGCTCAAAAACATTTATTGGAGGTCTATATAGCTGAAAAATATGGCCGTAAAAAAGACATACAAACCAAGCAAATGAAAAAAGGTGTAGAGGTAGAGCAAGAATCAATTGATTTGCTTTCTATGTACCTAAAGATGCCATTTAATAAAAATGAAAAAAGGTTTACCAATGATTTTATTTCTGGCTCACCAGATATTATTGATAACGAAAGGATAATTGACATTAAATCTAGCTATGATTTATGGACATTTATTGGCAATATACCAGATAAGTTAGATAGTTTATACTATTGGCAAATGCAGTCTTACATGTGGTTAACAGGAACAAAAAGTGCCGTTATTGCATACTGTTTAGTAAATACGCCAGAAAATATTATTGAGCAAGAGAAGTATTATTTGCTTAAAAAAATGGATGTAGCTACTGAAGAAAACCCAGAATATGTAAAAGAAGCAATGAAGATTGAATTTAACATGTCATTTGATGATATAGCTATGGAAGAAAGAATACTTATGTTTCACGTTAGTAGAAATGAAGATGATATATTACGCATACAACAAAAAGTAGAAAAAGCAAGAGAATTTTTAAGAGAATTAGAAGAAACACATTTAAACTTTAATAAATAATGAGTCCTGAAGTTAATAATGGTGCTAACATCATAAATGCTATTCAAAATTTAAAAATGGCTCAAGAACAATTTGAAGATTTTTGTAGGCAATATCCAAATTCGCAAGGATCTAGATTATTTAAAAAATATAGCGATAAGATAGGATGGATATTTAGTGATTTAATAACAAATCCATTTGTAACAGAAGAAGTGAGAATTGGTATTAAGAATGAAATAGCAAGTGATGTATTTGCAGTTCCGGCAATCATAGAAAAGGTAGCATTATTAAGTCCAGATCAAAGAGATTTAATTGAAGCAACATTAGATGCAATATTGAGTGGAGAAAAAGTTGAAATTGTTGATATTAATGAAAATAAAATATAAATATGACAAAAGCTAAAAAACAAAAGGAATTAAATGTTCCAGTAGATGCAGAAGTATTAAATGGGTGTGATTTTTGTATGCAATTTGATTATGATGAACCACATGTAATTGGCGCTAGTCAAGATGGTCATGGTGTAATGGAAATTACTTTAAAATCATATATGGATGTTGGTATTACTTTTAAATGCCCAGATACAAACAAAAAATTAAGATTATTTGCAAGACCCCTATCTGATAAAGGACAAATAATATTAGATGAACAAGAAAATCAAGTAAAATAACACTAGTGCTGGTTGGTGTAATTGGCAACACTACAGATTTTGATTCTGTTATTTAAGGTTCAAATCCTTAACCAGTAACAAAAAATACAAATATGATATACATAATAATATTTATATTATTAATTATAATATTCTGGTTAGCATATCAAATCAATTCACCATTTGATAATGAAAAATAATATTACTTTAAACTAAGTAAATATAATGTTTCAGCAAACAAAGTTGCAATTTCATCTATTTGATTTTGAATCCAAGTTTCTTGATAAATTTCTTTTCTTTCTTCTTGAATTGTGTCGTACATATTTTTAAAATATTTTACAACTTGTTCTGAACTCTTATAATCAACAGGACTGTCAATTTGGTATTTTTCTGGTCGGCCATATATTCCACTTACGCTTTCTACTAATCCATCTGTTAAATCTAATATACCATCATAAAATTTACCTAATGCTTTATGTACTGGATAAGAATCAGTTTGATGATGCCAAACAACAGATTGGTCAAAAGAATCTTTTAAATAAGATACGAAATATGAAAATTTTTGTTCAGACATATTATTATATTTTTGCTAAGTTACGATTTTTTATGTGCATTGGCAAAATTCCTTGCTGCCTCAACGCTTCCAAAGCCCCAAGCTTTCAATGCTAAAGCTTTCCTTGTTGGTTCACCATTAGGCTTTTTCATTGCACCTAACATGCCGGCAAATCTAGCGGCAAAAGAAACTCTACGAGGATTTACACCGGACTTAACAGGAGCTTTTAAATGGCCACCATGAGCATGATTATATGAATCACGACCTTTTTGGTTCAGACCACCTGCTGGATTTTTACCTTCTTTACGTTCCCAAGCTTCAGATGCCATAATTATTTTTATTTAGGTATAATTAATTTAACATTAGGTTCATTTTCATTAAAATACTTTTGAAGTTTATTAGCTCCCCCTGCATTTTTTATATTTAATGGAGATGCATAAAATACATCTTTACCATTTTCAAATGACCATTTGCCACCGGGTGTTTTTTCATTATGATACATTGATTCATCACTAAATGTAATGTGATTTGGAAGTTTATAAGTGTCAGGAGCATGAGTACCCGGTTTAATAAATTCCATAGCAGCTTGTGGATTAGAATTATAGTATGCTCTTAAATCATATGAAGAAGTATCATTTTTACCTTTAGGAACCATTTTATAATAATCCTCAAATGATGGATATTTTTGCATTATTGATAATGGCATAACTATTTTTTTTCTTCTGATCTAATTTTCTTTTCTTGCTTTAACATTTCAGGAGTAGGTGCTTTACCACTTCCTTTGTTAGCACGAATGTTATCCCATAAACCGCGTGGAGAATAAGAGCCATCAGCTCTCTTCATCATTTTTAATTTACTTTTCATTTTTTTTCATAGATTTAATCATGTTTAATATATTTGGATTACGAGTATTATCAGAACTATTTTTTAAAGATTGCAATGCTGTTTTCTCTATTTCCGATAATGGAATAGCCTTGCTTGCTTTCATAGCCAACACCTCTTCATCGCTTATTGGTTTTTTAGTAATAGGATCAATATATACTCTATCATAGATCTTAAATGGCTGACCAGCTTTATGCATTAAATATGATTGCTGATATTCTTGCGTATTTTTTGCATTAGAAATAGTATTTCCTTTTGAATCCACTACAGTTTCTCCCCATTCTTTTGCATAATCTTTTGGATAAAAATCCCAAGCATCAGAAATTGATGCATAAGGCAAACCCACTTTTTCATCATATCCAAAACCACTTTTATAATGACCTAAATTTGGTTCTTTATCATAAAATAATTTTGTTTCAAGATTTGGGCTTTTGGTATCATCGCTATAAAAAACAGGCTTATGTGTTTTTATTACACTTTCTAAATCTTTTAATTGTTGAGCATCAATAGGTTTTTTTTGCATAGCACTTAAGTAATTACCTGTTCCAGATGTACCTAATTTTTCTTTTAAAGAATATGATGGTAAAAAACTTAAATAATCATCTTTTGGTGTAAATTTTGATTCTTTTAATCCTTGATTACCATATATATATTGTTTTAATAAATCAACATCGCCAACATTAGTATTACCTTCTGGTACTATACCAGTATATTTTGGAAGAGATTTATATTTATCTTTATTTTTAACATCAATATCCTCTGAGGTTCTAAAAGAACTTTGTCCTTGTGATCCAATTCTATAAGCTTCATCTTTTATTTTATCTCTTAAATATGGTATTTTCATTAACCATGCATTGCGAGATAATATATCTAATCCCGTATTACCACTTTTATAAGTAGGTGAATCAGGATTATAATATTCTTCAGAAGTTAAATCTTTTTTCTTTTTTGGAGGAATTGTTTCCATACTGCTAAGATACGAATTATTTCCAATTCTCCGACTTCCAAATAGTTAAATCTATTCCTTTTAAGCCATCAGGAGGCGTTTTATCTTTTTCAACAGGTATTACTACCGTTTTAACATTGCCTGCCAAATTTAAGGCTAATTCAGTAGCAGAAACAACATTTCCTTTAGGGTACTTCCTGTGCCAATACACTCTGCACTTGTCAGAGCAAAATTTCTTTTTAGATGTTCCCTTTTGCATCCTTTCATTACAATAAATACAAAATGGACACCTTTCAGGTAACTCTTCGGGTTTTAATTTTATAATTCTTTTTTGAATATTTGATAAATTTGTAAATTTACTTATCCAATAACACTCCCTATCGCTTACATTAAAAATAGACTTTTTATTATTTATATCAACATCTATTTGCTCTAGTATATCTAATTTAGGAAAAAATCCACTATTACATATTTCTGAAATAATTTTATCTTTATTATTTTTAAGTAAATGGCTATTCATTATATGATCACCCAATCTAGCATATGGATTTTTTGATTGCCCTACATAAAATACATTATCATCTAAATCTCTTAATGAATAAATGTAAACTTTTGAAGATATATTTTTCATAAATTTTATATTGTTACGCAAATATACAAAATGTGTTTCGTAACACAAAAAATATATTCGTAACACTTACCATATACCAATTTTTCCCTAACATATAATTATAAATACTAATGGAACAAACCAACCAACCCAAGAGCAAAGAAACTAAGAACAAACCAAGGTCAAATAAGCCTCATTACTAGCACGAAGCAAACCAACATAACCAAGTACC